GAATATGGATGGCATAAGAAGTCTATTGATATGCCGATGAGAGTGAACAACTTCCATAAAGAGTGTATGAGAAAAACTGAATTACTTATATCTAATTATAAAACAGAAAATATATTATTTTAATCTAAAAAGAAAACAAGATGAATGATGCACAACCAAAAACAGAAACCTTATTAATTGAAGCTAAATTAGAGCGTCTTAAAAGAGAGGTACAAGTATTAACAGAAAATGAAAAATCACTAGCTAACTATACAAGTCAGTTTAGTAAATTCCTTAACAAGCTAGGATCATTCTCTGAAGAAGAACCTGCAGAACGTAAACCAGATGACGATCGAGGTGCACTTCTTATGTTACTAGATAAGCTTGATCAGATAGGTTTGGAATTTTCCAGACTTAACAATAAGTTAAATGACAGTTTTGAAAAACAGAATAGAATTTTAGGTAATTTCAGTGATTTACTTTAAAACTATACGATATGAAAATTGAAATTTATCCCTACAAACATGGTATCTGGAGAACTCCACAATGGGGTTGGTCTATGTATGCCGGTAATGGAGAGATCATGTGTGTAAACATAGGATTCAATACTTCAGAGATTGCTAGAGCAAGTATCAAACATATTGATGCTACATTCCGTAAGAGAGAAGTTGCTGTTAATGTTGTTGATAAAAGGAGAGGTAAGAAATGATATGCAAGAGATATAGATGTCTTCTTGATAGCACCTGTATGTATTGTGGCAGATCATATAAAGACCACCTTACTACATGGCAGATGAGGTTTCTCAATCATCCTGAGTGGAAGAAAGATGATCTTATTTTTAATGTAAAAAATATATCTAAAAATTGATGGAAAGGAAAAGGAAACCTTTAAACTATCCCAATAGGTATGAAGTCATGATTGGCGACAACCTAGTTGGTAAGATGGACCCTAAGCTCATAAGATGGGCTATGGAGAATAAGGAGGCGGTTGAGTTCTTAAGAGACTCATTAAACGGACATGATCCCAGAAAGCCTCTAGTAATTATGATGTCAGTAAATGGAACCAATTCAAGCTATTCGTGTAATGGAAGTATTTAAAGGAAGAGTTTATAAGGTAGAAGAGGAGAAACAGATCACTGACAAGTTTAGAGTGAAGATGTTTGTTCTCGAAGTAACACATGAATCACAATCATCCTCTTATACGCATTACTATCCCATACAGGCTAGTAACAAGTATATTGAGTTACTTGATGGTGTAACACCTGGAATGGATCTTACTGTCTCGGTAAGCCTTAATGGTCGTAAATGGAATAAGAAGGATGGATCAGGAGAAGGTTTTATGGTCACACTAAGTCTAATAAAACTTGATAAGCCATCAACAAAACCGATAGAGTTTTCTGCTTCAGGTTCACCTATGGATGAACTTAATGATGGGGGTGTATTGAAATCCTCTGTCCTTGATGGAGTGACATTACCTGTTAAAGAAGATGATGACTTCTCAGCAGAAGAAGACGATTTACCCTTCATGTGGTTGTTACTAGTTGGTATAACGGGTCTTTCTGGTCTTAGCCATTTAGGATCATTTATCACTACCCTTTTAGTTTAAAAGACGTATCTTTGAATTAAAAATGGATAGAAAAGTTTGTTTTAAATGTAATGTAAAGAAGAACCTCAGTGAATTCTATAGGCACAAACAAATGGCTGATGGTCATTTAAACAAGTGTAAAGAGTGTACTAAAATTGATTGCGCTAAAAGAATTGATAAGAAGAAACTTGATCAAAACTGGATAGAATCAGAAAGGAAAAGATCAAGGGAGAAGTATCATAGGCTTAACTATAAAGAGCAATGTAAAAAGTATAGAGAATCATATCCTGAGAAAAGAAAAGGTGCTTCCGCTGCACAACATATGACAAAGCCAGGATTAGAGAATCATCATTGGAGTTATAATGATAAGCATTTTAAAGATATCTTTCATCTTACAATTAGTATTCATAGGAAATTACATAATAGATTAATTTATGATAAAGAGATGAAAATGTTTAGAATAAAGAAAACCAATAAACTTCTTGACACAAGAAGAAAGCATTCCAATTTCATAAATACATTACCCTTTTGATTATGGAAGAGTTTATTGCACTAATAGAGAAGATGCGAGAGAACCAAACTGGTTTATTTAAAGCAGAGTATGGATCCGATATTAAGAGAGCATATCTTAACGCCTCACGTAAACTTGAAAAGCAAGTTGATAAGTTTATTAAAGAATATAACAGTCCACAAAAAAAACTATTTGATGAAGAGTAAAGCAGAATTAAAGAAACTCACAGACGTTGAATTGTGTGAGTTTGCCCTTACAGAAGAAGGACATAAGTATGAAGGAAAGGATTTTATTATCCTTAAAGATGTTGCTGAGGAACTAAAGAGAAGAAAGATTAGAGAACCGATCCCTCTTATTCCAGCACCAAAAACAATTATTTTATATCCAATGACTGTTAAGAAAAAAGGAGAATCTAAGATCCTGACTCTTGAGGAAGTTCATGGTGTAAAACCAAAGGAGGCAGATTTGGATAAGTTTTATGATCATCCTTTACAGGCAAGGGTTGTAGCTGTTGCTGATGATATCGAATGGAAGCACCTGAGAGTTGGCTCAATATGCCTTATGAAGAACCCTGAACAGGGAGTTGTAAGGTATCATGATTTCGATTATATGCACACTCACTATTCGGGGATCATTGCGTTGTTGTAAATTATTCTATACCTTTGCGATAGACAAAATGAGTTCATTGCCATACTTATAGATTGTTATTTGGCAATGTTCTATAAAATAACTTCTCCCGAAGAGAGGTGTCCTTTAGAGGCCTACTAGTTCACTGCCAACGATAATCTAGTAGGTTTCTTTTTTTTATATATATGAAAGATAATTCAGAGTTAATAGGACATCTTGGTGTAGAATGGGGTAAGTTCTGGATATCATCCGGAATAGAAGTATATCACCGTAATAGTATCAACAGGGAGTTTAACCCCAAAGAAGATGCAGTCATAATGATTGTTGATCAGGTCCTAAAGAAACGAGCCCCTGTTAAAGGTTTAAAACCAGAAGAACCAAGACCCTTTTTTATTAATGGAGTAACGTGTCATTGGTTCGCCAATGGTTCGAATACGTTCCAGGAAGGTAGATTTCATACAAAGGAATTATATCCTGCCTCGGTTGTTGATAAAGGTTTATTAGAAGATTGGCTTAAAAGATGAGAGACAAGTTTTTAAATTTCAATAGAGATACCGGTGATGTTAGCTTAACTAGACTTGCCGAACAGATTAACTCTTTCAAGGAGTTAAAGAAGTCAGATCCTACCAAGACCAAAGTAGCCTTTAAATCACAACTGAAGGTTCTGTTTTTTGTGTATAGTACAGACTCACCTTATGTTGAGAACTATACTCCAGCACAAAGAAAATCCTTTGTCTACACAGAGCACGTCACACAAACAGCAAAGAGATTAGAAACCTATGAGTTCAAGTTATGCGAGAAGCTATTGCTCCGTCATGGTATGTCAAGAGAAGAAGCACAATTCCAGCAGATACTTATGGACTTCGACCAGTTCCATGATAGATTAAACAGTATTCCTTGGGAGAGAGAAATTACTGAGACATCTAAACAGGGGAAGAAGATCACAACACGGAAGTGGATGGTATCGAATATGGATGAGAGGATGAAAGCAATCAAGGCTAGCAAAGATATATTTACCCTGCAAAAAGATTTAGCAGGTATAGTCGCTGGAAAGAAAGCCACAGCAGATACAAAAGCTCATGTACGAGACTTTGAGAATGCGGAATATATTGAAATGTTAAACCGTTCATTACCTGAGCTTGTTGGTGGAAAGAAATCTGATGTAGATGATTAAATATTATGGATAGAAAAGCTATTAGAAAAGTTGCTTTGTCTTTTATAGATCAAGAAGAACTTACAGGGAATTCAGGATTTAAAGATCCTAAGTTTGAAGACATGATGGAGATTGTCGGATGGCGCAAGGGTCAAGCATGGTGTTCTTATTTTGTAGAACTTGTATGGCAACAGTCAGGGATGGACACAACTCTCTGTTCTGCTAGTGCTGTACAAACCTATATTAATCATGACAGACAGTATTTATGCCATAGTATTGTTAAGGTAGGGGATATCGTTATATGGCAAACATATCGCAATGGTAAGCCAAGGTGGACTGGTCACGCAGGAATAGTCGTATCCCTGGTTGGACAACAAATAATAACAGTGGAAGGGAATACCAATGAAAATGGAGGAAGAGAAGGTATTGAAGTAGCCCTAAAGATTCGGAGACGGAATAACTTTGATACCAATAACGGTCTCAGGTTAAGGGGATTTATAACACCTATTAAAATTCCTATTAATGACTAAGAAAAAATTGAACTGGATATCCATTACTCAAGCTATTATAGTAGCTACAGTGAGTGGACTGCTATTAATCTTTCTTCCTGCTGCTGCACGAATGAGAGATGAAGTAAGAGATAACACAGCCCATCGCGTTTTAGAAGTACCTGAAGTAAAGAAACAAATGGATTGCTTTGATGTTAAGCTTGATGGATTTGACAACAAGATAGACTCTATTCGCCTTGAGCAAGCTATACAAAGAACTATGCTTAAAGGATATGATGACAAACTTGATATACTAATAGAAATGGAAAGAAACCGATGAACACAATAGACTGGACTTTATTTTTTAATATGATGCCATTCATGCTGTTTGGACTAGCAGTATTTGTCTTAGCAATGTTTGTCCTGGCACAGAAGAAACCAAAGTTTAACAAGAGAGAATTCCGGAAAAGGAATCAATGGGCGTGGATACTAGCTTTTTGCTATTGTCTTATAGGATGTTATTTCTATGTTAGAGGCTTTGGTGAGCAGTTTTTAGATAGTTGGGGCTTAGGTCCTAAACTTGTAGGAAAGTGGGATATAATCGCTTTATTAATGGGTTTATCTGGTGGCTATCTTGGTAAAACTACGATTAACTTTTTTATAAAAAGAAAAGATGACTAGAGAAGAAGCACAAGAGATATATTCCAAAGGCATTGAACCAGAGAAAATTGATCTTGATGATTTAATTAAGATTATTAAAGATAACTGGTGGTGGATCTCAATCGTTGGTAAAAGATTTTTCAAGCTTATTGTTAAGTGGTGGAAAAGAAGAAAAAAAAAGAAAACTAGTATTAATCAAAAATAGTAAAGTTATGAAGTACGGAACAGAAAAAATCCAAGGATTACTCGATTATGGTTTTAGTTGGGTAATGAGAATTAAAAAAGTAAAATCAGAGGATTCTGCTGGTGGAACGAGAGTTACATTACCTGAGATGATAGGATCACTCGGTTTGGTAATGCAGGTTCCTGATATTATTGGTGATGCCAAAGAAGCCAAGTTAGAATTTCTGGATCTGGATGATGCTGAAGTTATGGCAATGAAAGAACATTTTGCCGAGAAGTTTGATATCCCTAATGATAAACTCGAAGCAACGCTTGAGGATGTCTGGGAAATCTTACTGAGGACGGGTAAAATTATTAAGAGACACTCTTCTTAATGAGTAGAGGCTTTGTAAATACGACTCAATTCTCACCGGTAGCCATTGATGGATTACCGCCACAGGATTCTATGTACTATAAATCTTTTTACGAAGAGAATTATAAGTACATCATGAATGGCTATACGGTGGGAGGGGAGCGTATTACAGGCGATCATTATTGGTTCCTAAACTTCTGGAAAGTAAGGGGAACAAATAGGAGAACTAGAAGAAAGGAGATCATCTATCCACGTTTCCTTGAAATGCAATACATATATGCTCACGAATTAGAAAGAGCAAGGTTATTAGAAAAGAATATGTGTCTTCTTAAAAGAAGGCAGATTGGAGCTACAGAATTTCATGCAGCTCTAGGAGGTAAGGAGTTTACATTCTTTCCTGCTTCTCAGACCGTTTATGTTAGTGGACTGGATGAATATACCAAGAAGCTATGGAACGATACGATGAGGGGCTTAAATCAATTAAGTGAAACTAACTATTTTAAGAACAGAAATCCCAAACAAGCTGATTACGTCAGGGCTTCCTATCCTGTAACCATAATAGATCCTGAAAGCAATAAAACTATTATTGATAAAGGACTTCTATCTGAGATATATGCCTATACCTCTAGGGGTAACCCTCAGATTGTTTCCTCTAAGTCTCCTTCTCTTATTATTCTTGAAGAGTTTGGTATCATGGCTAATGGTATTGCTACCTACAGATTCGTAGAGCCTTCCCTTTATGCTGAGAGTGATGGTATAACAGATGAAAGGATCAAGACCGGTATGGCTATCTTCGCTGGAACAGGTGGAGAGACTGATGGAGCCTTAACTGGTGTCGGAGATCTTGAGAAAGTATTTTTCAATCCTGATGATTTTGATTGTCTTTCCTATGACCTAAGTGAGTTTGATAGCGAAGTAGCACCAAACACTAGCAGAAGTTGTTTCTTTATTCCTGACTGGAGATTCTATCTGGTTGATAAAGATGGTAATGACAGAAAAGAGGATTCTATTGCCAAGCTAGATAAGATCAGAGAAGATAAAGAGGATAGTGATTCCCTGCAGGAGTTTTGTGTTACCATGCCACGTAGACCGGCAGATGCCTTTATGTTACCATCTGGAGGTTACTTCGGTAAGATGATTGCTAGTGGTATCAATAAGAGACGTGCTCATGTAATGACTCATGTTGATCATCAGACAAGAGAAGTTGGAAAACTAGAGTGGGTACGTAATGGCAAAGACATTATGGGTATAGAATGGATTCCTGATAGGGATGGCCTTATTGAGATCTATGAACACCCTATGATGATCGATGGTGACAATATCATTGTTAAAGATGCTCAAGGGAGCTATCCACCTAACCATCCTGGTTGTATTGTTCCTCAGCAACTATACTTTACTGGAACAGATAGTTATGATAAGGATGAAGCCAAAACGTCAACTTCAAAAGGAGCTTGCATAGTCCGTAAAGGATTTCACTCTATTGCTGAGAGTCATGGTTTCTTTTGTGCTAAAGCTTATATGAGATCCGAAAAGGCTTATGAGTTTTATGAAAATTCAGCTAAACTAACTTATTATTACAATTCTCTTAACCTTATTGAATGGTCGAACATATTAATATTCGACTGGTATAGAAGAAATAATTTAGAGTTCCTATTGCATTTAAGACCGGACCTGGTACTTGCAAACTGGATCAAGAGCTCACAGGTTGATAACAGATACGGGATAGACCCATCTACTAAGAGAGAGTGGCTATCTATACTCAAGCAACAACTTAAAGAGCAAGGAGAGATTGAGCGTATGTTAGATCTTGATTTGATGAAAGCATTCATTAACTACAAAATCGATCCTAAATATAACTGCGACTTAACAATAGCTGCTTCCCTCTGTATGGTACAGATAAATGAGATGAGGATTGCAGATGAAACAGAAGATGAAAAAGAAGAAATGAAATCAGAGCCTTTGTTTGGATATAAGAAAGGCGCTTATGGTTTAACACAATTTATCTCGAACTAATGGAATTTAACTTAGCACCAGAATTAGGTGACCGTAGTCATAAGTGGTCTGAAGAGACTACACGTGTGATAGCAGTAGCAGCGCTTACTGAACTCAGGTCAAGGAAGAAAGATAAGATCTGTTATATGTACTATAATGGATTGAAGAAAGATGAGGAATTCAAATACTTGAATGAAGTTGGAGATTATGTCTACCCTGCAAAGGTTCGATTCTTTCAGGTAGTAAGACCTAAGATTGATCTTCAGTTATCAAAGTTGACCAGGAGGAAAATAAACTTCGCTACTATTGCTAGTGATCAGAGAAGTCAAAAGGAGAAACTTGACAGAAAGCTCCAGTACTACTTGAACTTTTTTGATAAGAAACTGGCATCCACTAAATCAGTAATGCTTAGTCAGATTGAAGAGATCAATCAGAAACTTCAGGAGATGGAAGAGTTCTTGGCTAATCCTCCACAGAATGAGGAAGAGGCTAAGATGCAAGATGAGCTCCGTATGATGAAGCCTGAACTTGAGGCAATGCTTATAGAGGTTCGTACAGAGAAAGAGAACGTGGTCCTACTGACTGAAGACGATGAAGAAAAAATTAATCATTATTGGAAGTATAAGGATAAAGATGTAAGAGAGCTTTCCGCTCAGAGGTATCTCAAAAAAGCAATGCAGGAAAGAGATATTCAGCGCAAGAGTATTAAGGCATTCAAGGATCAAGTCATTACAGGTAAACCTCTTTACTATGTTGATTGTGCCCCGGGAGAGAAATATCCTCACTTTGATCAGATATCTCCCTTATATACTTGTTGGTCTGCCAGTTCTCCTACAGGATACATACAAGATGGAGGATGGGTTTCTTATACAGTACCAACAGGTATCTCGGATATCCTATCTAAGTTTGGTGATGATCTAACAGAAACCGATAAGGAGAGGTTAAAAGACTATCAGCACTTTTCAAGGGAATCTAATATCAAGACTAACTTTGCTCATGCAGCATACTTCACGAATGAGGAAGATGTAACACACCATGCAGGATCCACAATAGACAAACAGGTAGATACTACTTATGTCTTCTGGAGAAGTCCAAGAAAGGTATTTAAGAAATCTAGTCCTAACCCACACACACCAGGTACGTTTTTCACGCATATAGTGAGCGAAGAAGAAATTCTGAAGACTACCCTCAAGGAAGAGGAAACAGTCCAGATAAGGTACATAGATGATATCTATGGTGGTATTATGATTGGTAGTGGAAGAGACAGTATTGTTATCGGTGCCGGGCCCAGACCAAATCAGGTATATGATGTTGATACATTCAAGACTCAGCTCCCTATTGTTGGATATACTTTTGGAGATATTAATGATGAACCCTACTCCCTAGTATGGGCTACTAAGGACCTACAAGATCTATATAACATTCTGATGTATCAAGCGGAACTTCTAACAGTTCTTTCAGGTGTAAAAGGTTTTGTCATGGATAAAGCTCAGAAGCCAGATGAGATGAGTTATGCAGAATGGATGTATAACAGAAAACTTGGAGTTGCTTGGATCGATTCAATGAAGAAGAAGTTTGGCCGTATGCCATCCTTTAATCAGTTTCAACAGTATGATGATACACTAAGTCAAAGTATCATGTATCTCACTGAACTAGCCAAAAGCATAGATGATATGGCTGGTCAGATTATTGGTGTACCACGTCAGGCAGTAGGAGAGACAGTAAGTACAGATCAGGTTGGTACAAACAAAATGAGTATCGACCAGAGTGCTTTGGTTAGTGAGATCCAATATTACAATCACTTTGATGTTCTTGGCAAAGCTCTTACCAGGTTTATGAATTGTGCTAGAGATCAGGGAGTCATAGAGGATGCTGTCACAAGTGTAGCTAATGATCTATCGACTGATACCGGTCCGGTAAGGAAAGACTTATTCGAAGGTAGGAGTTACGATATTATAGCTACCAATACTTCTAATGAGTTAACCTTCATGGAAGACTTAAAGCAGATAGCTATAAATGAGAGGGCCGGCAACCACATAGGATTACATGATCTGATCAAAGTTTATCAAGGTAACACCCTAAAAGAGATTGAAGTCACCCTTGAGTTTGCCGGTAAGCAAGCTATAGAACAGGATCAACAAGCTCAAGCTAATGCAGAGAATGCAGAAGCCGATCGGGAAATGAGATTGAAACAAATGGATCTTCAATACAAAGAACTGAATGACAAGATGGTTAATCAGATCAAACAACTTGAACTCCAGATAAAAGAGAAAGAGCAGGAGATGAAGATGAGAGAAACAGAGACTAATCTTGCTATGAAAGGTAAGCAGCAACAGTTTGATCAAAGCGCTAAGATAGCTGAGATACAGATGAAGGCTACAGATCAACAGTCTAAGTCTGTTAATGATCAGTTCGCTAATAAGCTCGCAGCAATAAATCAGAAGGTGGATCTGTTACTAGGTAATAGGAAGCTTGATATCGAAGAGAAGAAGATAGGAGTAGAGGATAAGAAGGTTACTGTAGAGAGTAAGAAAGTAGATAAAATGAGTACTAATTCAAATACAAATTAAAATGCCTGAAAAGACTGAAGAAAAAAAAGAAGGTATTGTTGTTGACCTTAATGCTTTTAAAGCAAAAGAAGGCGGCTATGTACCACCAGAGAAGACACCTGAAGAAATTGCAGCGGAAGCTTTAGCAGCAGGAACAGCAGGTCAAAAGACACCAGAGGAATTAGCAGCTGAGGCAGCCGCTAGTGCCGGAGAATTTACTCCCAATACAACTTGGGCTGTATTAAAAGAAAAGCATGGTATTGAAGTACCAGAAGGACTAACTGCTGAAACAGAGATGCAGGTCCTAAATGAAACTATAGGCGGAATAAAAGGTGAAGAACCAGTAGCCCTACATCCTATGGCTTTAGAATTGAATAATAAACTTGCTGATCCTGAGTTCAAGATGGATGAATGGATTAACGAGCAAGCTGAACAATTGAATGTTCTTACTCTTACCGGTAGAGAATTTTTCGAGAAGACTTTACCTAATCAATATCCTGATGCTAGTGAAGAGGATCTCAAGGAAGTAATAGACCAGTTCGAAACTTCTGGATCTATGAAAATGAAGGAACTTGATATGAAAAAAGCTATCAGAGGAGAGCAAGAGTCAGCTAAAGCAACACTCATTGAAGCAAATAAGGAGGCTGTAACTAAGTCTATAGTGGCTGAAAACACTAGAGTTCAAGCTGAAGTAGATAAATTATTTGTAGAAACCGAAAAAGTTACTGAAATTCGTGGTATCCCAATCAGCGAAGCAGAGAGGGTACAATTTAATAATGTTTTTAAAGAGTTAACTACCATAGATGAGGAAGGGAAAATGCCACTAAATGAGCTGTTGCAAAGCAACGATGTCTTATACCAGGTTGCATTCTTTTTAGTAAATGGTGACGAAAAGATTAAAAAAGAATTGTTCGAAGCAAAAGAAGGGACAAAGAAAAAAATCTTTGAGAAATTAAAGCCCACCCCAACTTCTGGTCTTGGAAAAGCAGCAGGAGCACCAGTCCCAACAAAAGTAGATTTAGAGGTGTTAAAACAACCTCAACAATAAAAACTTTCAGAAAATGAGAATAGTTGAACCAGGGACAATTCGTGGATTTGCGAATGAAACCACAATGTCCAACCATTTATTGCAAGCTGCTATCGCTGAACCTGAGATTATGCCACAAGTTGCAACTCTGTTCAGAAGTGATTATACAGCTTTTTCATCCCTGTTAGCAAACAAGGGATTGACCTCGAAAGGTCTGTACTCCGGGTTGACTAATGATAGCTACAAAGTTGTAGGTAACAGAAAAGTCATGTGGCCCGTTAAAGGTATACCTCGTAGAAAAGGTGTTATCATGGCATTTTCCGCTACTCACCTCACCACTCCAGGTATTGCAAGGGAAACCATTACTCTTGACCTTGATACCGATTGGTTCTCACCTTATGATGTTCTGGAACTGGCAGACAACCGAACTGTTGTTACTGTGGTTGATGATCAACTTGCCAAGCAGAACGATGATGGATCATGGAGATATTATACCCGTTTGAATACAAAATCACTTACTACTTATGTAGACCCTAATTTGCTTGCAGTAAACAAGGAAGTTGGTTTTGCTATGACAAACTTTTATGAAATGTCAGAAACCGGTTACGAGAAGTATACTTTCGACAACTGGGCGTATTCCTATATGACTCTTCAACGTATGAAGTGGTCAATCTCTGGTACTGCTGCCGCTATGACAACTAGGAAAATGTGGATCGAACACAACGGTCAATTCCTATGGTCAACAATGGCTGAACAGCAAATGCTTGAGAGATGGGCTGAGGCTCGTGAGTTCCAGTTACTTTTTGGACAGGGTACAGTAGGGGAGAATGATGAGATTTACCTGAAGGACATTAAAGGTCGTGATATCATGGCTGGTGATGGTCTCTTAAATATGGGTGATGGATCACTGAAATTCCCTTATAATAAAATGACTAAGGCTGTTCTCAACAATGTCATGAACAACCTTCAGATTATGTCTTCAGCTGATGGCAAACTTGAAGTAGCTGTTGTCTGCGGTCAGAAATTCCTACAGGACTTCCAAGATCTTATGGGAGCTATTGGGCTTTCCATAGTATCAGACAAAATTGTTGAAGGTGAAGGTTCCGGGAAAGGAATTAACCTCACATACTCTTTCTATGAGTATAACAATGTTCGCATTTATCCCGTATGGCATAAGTGGTTTGATGATCCTTCCCGTCCTTACACTATCGTAGCTGATGGCTCAAAGAGTGAATCAGGACGTGCTATATTCGTTTCCCTTGGTAGAGCTGATGTTGGTACAAACAACGTTGAACTCCTGACTCTCGGAAATCGTTCATTCAAGATGGGAACTGTATCTGGTATCGATGTTGGAGGTTCAGAGATGAAGACTTCAGTTGACGGATCACATACACACGTTCTTTCAGAGACCGGTATCAAATGTGCAAACATGTACGGTGTCGCTGAGATGTGGAAACATTCCCGGGCTTCTTAAACAATAATTTCAAAAGATGGCAAAAGAGAAAAAAGAATGGAATGTTCAGCTATTGGCTGTCAATCCAAAGTATAAGAATAGGACCTACTTTCTATGTCCTCGTTTCAATAGTAAAACGAAGAAGTATGATATAGGTTTTGAAGACAAAGGGCCAGCTTACGTTGGTAAAATGAAAGCTGCCCTTGGAGTTAGTAAGGATCCTGATAAGGGATTACAAATCGATGAACTGATGGTTCCTATAAACCACAGACAATCATTAGACCTCAACACAGAAGCAGACATGGCTATTTTTGGTTTGTGCCTCGTAAGTGATGCAGTAGCTAGATCGTCAAAGCAAGTTGATAAGGACAGACACCTGTTCTTTATTAATGATGTTGAGACAGAAGCTCAAGTAGATCTATCCAGAGAACACCTCATTTTTTCCGCTAAGTCAAAAATCTTTGAAGAGGGTGATGAAGCTAAGGTTAAGTCCTTATGTATTTTTCTCGGTGGTATAGATGTACGCAGGGTATCATCTGCTGTTCTGAAAGCGAAAGCTCTCTCTCAGTGTGATATCAGACCCAAATCTGTAATCGAGTTTTATGAAGGAGGACACCAATCAGCTGAACGTACTATGGTACTTGAACTTTATCATTATGATATTATTCAGATGAAAGAAGGTAAGTACATGGACGGCAACATTTTTATAGGAACGATTGAGGAAGCGGTCCAATTCATTGCTAACCCACAGAATTCAGAAAATGTCAATTCTTTAGGAAAACGACTATTAGAGAAGAAAGGATAATAATATGATTACAACCGCAAGGGATATGTTTATAGCCTTCTTACATGGAATCCAGAAAGAAGACGAGGAAGGCATCCCTGCCGAAAAATTTAACTTCTGGATCAATAAAGCTCAGGAGGATTGGTTAACTGAAAGGTCGAAGGATTTTGATACAGTACAGAAAAGGATTGATGATCTATATCTACTTCGTACAGAGAGGATCGTTAATATCAATGGTGACAGGTACCTAACTGTACCGGCTGCCATGAGGGTGTTTGATGATGGTAAATCAGCTGACACAGGTTATGGGAGCTTCATTGTTGACAGTGAGCGTTACTTCAGTCTTAGTGGATTGGAGTTTTATTCTGCAACCGCTAACACTGGAACTATTGATTTTGTTACAGGAGAAGCTGTCAATGTTACAACCGGAGATATCTTCTATGCTATGGTATGGTATTCAGAAATGACTTACCCTCTTATTACCAAGCTAACGATAACAGCTTCAGGTGATCCTTCCATCATTTATCATACTTACACTTCAGTATTATCAGTAGATAGAGCAGCATATACAGCTGCTTTAGCTGATGCTGTAAGAGATAATCCTCAAGCTGCAAGTTCAGATACTATGACTGAGATTCATGGAGCTGATATATGGGGTACTGCCAATGCTTTAATTATAGGAGTAGACGCTATTACGTTCCATAATGATGAAGACTATCGTTTCCTTATACCTAACGGTTATCCGAACCCTAAGTATTTCAGGTTAATGAACGTACTGTTCATGGTAACTTATGTTGGTAATGTGACATTCGAAGATGGTATTTCTAACTGGCTCAAGGCTCTTCTCATGAGAGCTGATGAAAGAGCTGATATCATGCAGAATGCTTTCAGGTTCCCGACTGATGAGAAACCATACTATCGTCTTTTAGGAGAGTTTATTGAATTTATCACCGAGACTGATTCTACTCCATTGAAGATGAAATTGGAATATTTGAGGTATCCATTGGAGATCAAGTATGTTGAACCATTGAGTGATGATGTAGCAGTTGATTGTGAATTCCAGCATGTACAACAGAAAGAGATTGTTGACATGGCTGTTAGAATGTTCATCGAAGCTACTCAGAGTCCACGCTATCAAACTCAGATCGCTGAAGAGCAGATCAAGAATGAGAATGAATAACATAGAATATTAATCAAAACAAATAATAATTATGCCAGGAGGTAACTTAATTCGGAAAAGGAACCAGGTGCTTATTAACGCTCTCACTTCAGGTGATGTAGCAGTTAACAGTGGAGTAATATCCATTAAGCAGTATGGTGAGATCAAGGTTAGTAACATCAGTAGTGTTGTTAAAGTTGATCATTTAGCAGCCACAAAGAAAGTTTCAAGAGTGAGATGTTATCCGGTTTATCCGGTAGCTGACACTGAAGGCTATGAGTGTGGTATTAAGATCCAACGGGATTACAACTTTGGTGGTGATCCTCAATCATTTATGGGACATAGTAAAGCCTATACTCATAAAATTGACAATCTCAAAGCAGTAGCTTCAGGATATTTGAATGTTGCAGACAGGGCTGAGATTTGCGGATATGTTAGTGAGATGATTGCTGACGATCCAACCGCTATTGTAGACGCTACCGCAGTATACTATTTAGCATATACCGCTTCTGGAACTGTGGCAGTGACGGATTTGAGGGGGAATGTGGTACTTGCAGAAACTACTTATTCTGACTGTGCTAATGCAGCCGCAGGGCTTCTTGCTTTAGACGGTATTACAGCAGTTGTTGATAGTACTGATGGCGTATACGTGACGGCTTCTGAAGGACTCATTTTTACATTACAGGGTACAAAATGGACCTTGGGGGATTCTTATGTTGAGCTTACTCAGAGCGAAGACAGGTATCCTTACTCAACTTATCTCATTAATGGATTCGGTACTGAGAGTATTACTACCGCATTTGTTAAAGAGATTCTTCCTCTTACTAGGATCCAACAATTATTTGCCATACTTCCGGTATCGGGTATTGGGTCCACTCCAAATATTCCAATTGCTGCCACTGACTATTCTAAGGTTACATTCCATATAACACATGAGGATGCAGCTGGTTTGGTTGGTGGATCAAGAACAGAATCGTTTGAAGAGATCGTTGATTTCTTTATTCCTACTACTGTTGTTGAGGGTGCTTATTGGTCTGATGTCATTTATCCGACACTTGAAGCTGCTGGTCTGACGACTACTGTTCTCGGTGGAACTACAATGGCATGTACTGGTGTTACAACTGCCGGTATAGGTACTATGAGTGTTGTTGATGCTCCTGGATTTGTTGTATCAAGCGTAAATTACTATGCTGGTGCATCTAATACTGGTACTATCCATCTCACTACTGGTCTTATCGCATCTGGTACTGATGCTGATATCTTCTATGCTGAGATTAAGTATGCACATCTCGACTACCTTGTTGTAAGTAAAATGACTTGTACAACGTTCGTTAATGCTGGTGTTACATTCCTTGGCACTAGGTTAACTCTTGCTGAGATAGCACATGCTACTACTCCTTATGAGTTCTTGGGACGTTGGGATATCACAGCTAGTCATGTTGGTATCGGTACTCCGGTATTAAGGGACTTCAACATAGCTGTTGAACAAATGGTTTGGACTTACTCAGGTACTCTTGTCTGTAGCGTTGTTACAGGTGAGATTACTACTGCTGCTGCTAATACTGATGTTCAGGCTGGACTGATTAAGTATGCTGGTGTTACTGGCACTGTCGATTGGGATGTTACTTGGACTACCGGTAACTTGATTGATTGTTCCCACGTGGCTATACCTGTATAGTGTTTTACTCATAAGTTGATTATAGGGGGAGGATTGACATACGGTTTTCCCTCTGTAATCACAAAACAATGAGCTATGATTGACGATGAAAGAATGAAACTGGTAACTGACATTAGGGAGAAACTTAATGCTTTTAAGATTACCGATGATAGTCGTTTGGATGGAGATTATATCTGGCATCAATGTAAAGTTATCCGGAATATATTCATAGAGAAGATCTTTAAGGAGACCAAACGTAATGTAGAAGATTTTTATTCACGCTTAACATTAACCGTAAGGGATTATAATATAAGTGTTGCTACAGATCATGACGATTACGAACCTGATTTACCTGAGTTAAAGAGAGCTTTACTTCCGAACCTTATCAACATGAAAGGTAATATTAGACGTATAGGCCCTGCTGACAGAACAGATGAATATGTCAGAGTCAATTTAGATAGTTTCTTTCATCTCCAGGGAAGAGACTTTACATCTGAGAAAACATACTACCTGCCATTCAAGGACAGAGCTTTCTTTAGTTCTACTCCAGCCGATGCGGATGACACTCCATATACAGTAGTTGATATTTGGTGCTTACTGGAAGATCCTGCTGATGATCCTAACTGGAATTCAACAGATCATACACTGGTTCCAAAGAAATATCAGATATTGATGGAAGACATGGTTGTAGATAATATCCTTAAGTATCATAACAAGGGTATCCTAAGCAGGGAGAATGATGCAACAGATGTAGATTCAAATACAGAGAGATAATCGATTCTATGGCTTTAAAACAACAATTAAAAACTTAGATATATTATGGCAACTTTCACAAAATGTCAACCGTTTGTTGAGAAGTTAGCAGAAGGAGCTCATGACTTAGGTTCAGATACACTACAGATAGCTCTTTGTAATGCTGCTAATCCTCCAGTTGTAGCCAATGGACTTCTTTCAGATCTCACACAAATAGTTTATACTAACCTATCGACTCAGGTCGTTATTACTAGTTCGTCACTTCAGACTGCTGGGGTCTATAAGCTTATATGTGCTGATCTTGTATTGACAGCTTCAGGTGCAGTAGCGCCCTTCCGATATGTTGTTCTCTTCAACCAGACAGCAGGTTCGGATGAACTTATAGGCTTCTATGATTATGGTAGTGAGGTTACTCTTAACAATGGAGATACTTTCACTATTGACTTTGATGCAGCTAATGGTGTTTTAACCATTACTTAGGATAGTGCTTTTCAACTAGTAACCTTAAAGGGGGGTGGCAATCAGCCCCTCCCCTTTTTTACTATTTACTTATGACCTATGATATTGTTGCTGCTTCAGGTAGTTTTTCGTTAACAGGATATGCTATAGTTAAGCATGTTTCATTTAGTATAAATGTGGGCGTGTTTACACTTGCTGGTATAGCGACTGGATTAACTTTTAATAGAACTATTACTGCTGAAAGTGAATCCTTTTCTTTAACTGGTAATAGTGCTGTATTCGACATTTCTATTAATGCAGAGTTAGGTCCTTTCTTAGTAACAGGATATGAAGCTTATAAGCACATCTCTTTCTATACTGAAACAGGAGTATTTGCTCTTACTGGTTATGAAATACTAAAGCATATATCTTTCGATGTAGATGTAGGAGAGTTTGTTTTAACTGGTTATGCAGCATATAAGAACATCTCGTTTTATACAGAAGAAGGAGAATTCCTGTTAATAGGATATCATGCTATTGCTCACTATAATTTTCCTGTTGATACAGTAGCGTTTACTCTTACTGGTTATGAAATTGCTATTGGTTATGTGTGCTATGTAAATAGTGGTAGCTTTACTATTTCTGGTATAGCTGTTGACTTCTATTCAGCATTTCAATTACCTACTATTGTAGGAACCTTTATTCTTTCCGGAGCAGATGCTCTATTCCTTAATGATTATTATCTAGCTACTACAGCAGGGGCATTTACCATTACTAGCATAGCCGTTGTTTTAGATGATAACCCTTGGCTTCAAGTTCAACCAGGAGCCTTCCTATTTACTGGTAATGATGTAACATTTACTGGACCACGATATCTGACAGCAATTACTGGAGCTTTCTCATTGGCAGGCCTGGATGTTACTCTTGATGAAAATTATGGTTTTGTAGCACTCTCAGGAGCCTTTGTCCTTAGTGGATTAGATGTAGGTTTTACTACTGTACAGACCTTCACTATAGAAACAACTGTCTACTCCTTTGTGGGGAATGATATTTATATGGATCCCTCAAGATGGATTCATGTAGTTGTAGGTGCATTCGTCCTAGCTGGTTTAGATATCTCTTTTGATAGGACATACATATCTCCATTATCTTCCGGAGCATTTGTTCTATCTGGTGGTGATGCCTTTATGGGAAAGGGATATACTATTGCTTGTGATTACGGTCAATTTTCACTCACAGGTATATCTAGTCTCTTCCCTGTTGCATTAACTCTACCTGTAGACGCATCTACCTTCACTATAGCTGGGAGTGTCTCAAACCTCTTAAAAACGCTTAATCTGAGTTTATCGGTTGGGGCATTTACTTTAACAGGTTATTCTACTGGTCTTGATCAGGGTTATGGAATATTAGCAGAAGCAGGAGAATTTGTCATAGCATCCTCTGTAATCTACTTCCCGGAATACACAGATTATCCTGTAGATGTAACAGCTTACACCATTACTGGTAAAACAGCTAGTTTCCCTATAGGACATACAATAGAACTTGCTACCGGTTCTTTTGCTATTGCATTTCAATCATTCAGTGCAATAATAGCAATATCATGTCTTACTACTAGAGGTGAGTTCATTTTAGACTATAAAGGTATTTTCATAAGCAAAGATGTAAGTATCTCTATGGCGATCGGAACATTCACTCTTGTGGGACTGGATGCCGGTTATGGAATAAAAACTTCTATCCTTACAGAAGTTGGCGCCTTTGATATAGTTGGGAAGGACACATCCCTTTATCTAGGAAATCATTTAGTTGCAGCTACCGGATCATTCGCTTTATCTATGGAGGATAGTATCCTTTCTCACGGAGAAGTATTTGAGGCTGCAACAGGCTCTTTCTCTATTGTTGGTAATGATGTAGAATACAATAGGGATATCAACATATCTACAGTAGTCGGAGAATTTGCTATTGTTGGTGTAGATGTTTGGGCTAAACAGAACTTAGAGCTTACAGCAGATGCAGGAACATTTGTTATAGTAGGTACGGATCTGGTGTGGGTAGACTTCTATGCCGTGTTCGTTAAGACATATGTAGCGGAAGTTGATGGAGTGAAAATATTCTTCCAGAAAGATAACCGTTATGAAGTAATAGATTCTTTTGTTGATGTATTAGAAGATGGACTTATCAACACTAAACACAACGTATATTTTAATAGTGCAATTACAGTATATATACCAGAGGACTATTGTGTGATAGTTCCAAAGGAAAGAGTACAACAGGATAAGAATATGATTGATCGTTATTCCAGAGAGAACAAAGATGCAACTGAAAACTATACTACAGCCTATAAAGAGGGTATGGGCTTACGTAGAGGTACTGGTCCGGATATTGACCCAAGGTATTTCCACAACACAGAACCTTTAACAAGATCTATAGAATGATAAGAACAAAAAAGATAATATTTGATAAGGAGTACGATGTGCTACAGCTCTCAAGAGAAGACATATTATCTCAAGATTTGCCATTCAAAGCTAACTTCAAATCATCTTTTACAGAACTATTCGGAAAAATTTTGTTTTCTTCTACTAAATTTCATCTGTATATTTACAAAGTCTATAAGAAAGAAGATCGCGGCTATTACTTAGCCAAGTGGATCTTTGATAAGTTCATTGATTTATTGGTAGAGGATTTAATTTTTGAGAATGACACGTTTCAATTCCCAAGAAAGGACATTAAGTTAAGCGTCAAAGATGCTAATGAGTTCAGAAAGGATTGGAAGCGTTACGTTCCAAGTAGTTATGGCAGAGATTACAGGCTATTTATACAGAAGCCTGGAAGACAATTTTTCTGTAGACTGGCAAAGCCTTATTTCAAACTGATTGTCGAACAAGGTAAAAAACAACCATATCTATAATGGATAATTTAAAATATGTTCGGGTTGACAATATCTACCAGCGTCTAACCCAAAGGCTCGGAGGGAGAGAGTTTCCTTTTGAGGACATCGTTGAATGGTGTGCTGAATGTGAGTTGATCGAGATAGGTCAGTTCACAGACTGGTTCCGCTTTCAGGATGTCAAGATTGAAAATATAATCGATCGTCAAGTAGCACTACCAGAAAACTGCTGGTATCTAAAGAACGTCAAGATAGACACATCCCTGTACGCGAAGTATATCAAGTTCTACCTTAATGGAGAGTACATAAATCTTGAACAAGATTATGATACGATCTATATAGATTACTATGCTTTTCCCACAGATACAGTCACAGGCTATCTCATTATCCCTAGAGGACATGAGAATGCTTGCTTCTGGTATTGTATGAAGAGCATACTTCTTGAGGATTGGCTTGAGGGCAAGATCGATCAGAACCGTTGGAATACTATCCAGAGAGAGTATGAGATGGCTGTTGAGAAAGCAGTTGCTCAGGCTCAGAGGATATCTGATAATGAAAGAGCTGAAGTTCTGGACGCAACTAGAATCATAGCACGTAACTATAATGATCCTACGAGACGATGAGCGAAGAACAAAAAAAATATATCTTAAATAAGTTTTCAGGTGGTCAGATCAATGACCCTGATGTGTCGGTGAGACAGAACAACAACTTTGCCGGTGCTACCAACATAAGATTGTTTCAAGATGAGAAAGGACTTGTTATAACTAACATTAAAGGTAACAAGTACTCAGAAGCAGACAAGGTTGGCTTTAAGATATCAGAGGGTTACATACCTCTTGGTGGGTGTGAATTAAACGGGATCCTGTATGTAGTATCAGCTAAAGAAGAGTTCGTTAATTCAGATGAGGTTGCTCATGGTGGGGAGATAGGTTGTTTTCCTTCATGGACATCACATGATGGATTGGGAGAACTGGAGAACGTTTACAGGCCACTACAGAACTTTTATGATGAAACAGATACATTAGGAGACTTCAGAACAGATGAGTTTTTATTCAGCTTAGATCATCCAGTAGAAGCGTTTGCCTGGAACCTGGTAGATGGAAGTACCAATATCTATTTTACTGACTTTAATAAACCTATAAGGGTTGTTAATAATGGTTTTAGATATGATGGAGAAAGTAATGATGTAACCTATAAGGACTCTTACTTCCCTAATGCTGTATCTCTTATTCTCTCGGGAAACAAAACATTGCTTATAGATGACTTCACCGTAGAGACAGGTGGCAAACTAAAGGGAGGAAATTACTTCTTCTTCTTAAGATATGCTAACTATCAACTCAATCCAACTCATTTCCTTGCAGAGAGTAAACCTATCCAAATGATTTATGGACAGTCTACAGTACAGCACACAGAAGGAACATTTGATGAGTCAGGAAAGAAAGTAACCTTTACTCTATCTAACCTAGACTTCGCTTATAAGTATGTTCAGATTGCTTATGTAAGGTATACCAGTGATGAGGTAGGAGATGAAGTTTTTGAGACAGGGTTAGTCAATATGGACTATCCTATACCTGATGAAGACCCTCTGGTTGATCAGACGATGGATATTACTATTGTTGGTACCGAAGGCGATCGGGTTATCACTATTGAACAAATCTTGCAGAACAGACTTGAAGATGATGTATGTAGATCAATTGCTCCTATCGATAATAGAATGTTCGGTGCTTGCTGGAAGTCTGCGAATGTTCACCATAGTTCAATGGTTGATTTTGCTAAGTTGATTACTATAACCTTCAATGATGATACTAAGTTTTACGGACACAATTATAGCTTATCAGATCCAATAGATGCTGGAGTTAGGGATAATTGGGATTCAAACCTTTATGATAGTAATTGTGGGTATAAAGACCATTACAGAACGGCTAATGAAGTAGGTTACTTTCGTGGAGAAACATATCCTTTCGGCGTACAGTTTGAACTTAACACAGGCCATCTAAGCGCTGCCTATCCTATACAAGCACAAGATGATTGGCAGGGAACATTAAGTCCGGCTGTTAAGTCTAATTATGATGGTATCTATCGTTTCCCATCTACTGTAGTATCGCCTCTAACTACTGAAGATGTTGCCAAAGCTCAGAAGATTCATATACTTAAGCCAGAATTTAATCTAATAGAGGCTGTTGCAGCAGCTATGGTTGATGGATCAGTGGACGGTCTAGGATGGATAAGAAGGAATGTCAGAGCAATAAGAATAGTTCGTGGTGAGAGATATAGAACTTTAGAGTTTCAGGGGCTAGCTATGAATTGTAGTTCTCCAAGGACTATCACTACAGAAGATTGGGAGATGACAAGAGATTGTTCTCTATATCCTACTGCTTCTTTTACTGATGGTTCTCATGTAACCCCAGAGATAGCATATTTACAGTTCGATACAAGTACAGGTACATGGGAACAGTTTTGGGGTTTCTTTACAGATAAGGATGAAGTACTCGGCTATAGCGGTTTCAATGAAAGTAGATTTTGGGGGTCTGAAGGTAAAACTCCTACACTCATCACCAGAACTAATATTGATGAAAACGTACATAGAGATGCTTTCATTCCTTTGTATAGGGGGTATGCTCCAATGGTATACAAGGATAAAGATAAAGACAGGGATCCTGATTCTGATGTTAAGAAAGTCAATGTAAAGAACTATTGTTCTCGTTGGTTTATGGATCAACACAAACTGTCTGTATTCAGTCCAGACTTCATGTTCAACTCACTATTAGATATCAGCAAAATATCAAGTATACACAGTATAGCTAAAACTATACCTCAATCATATGTTAAAGGAACTACTGAAGGGAAATGGTACCACGATAATCTGATTCCTGAATCCGGGAATATCCCTTGGTCGGACATCTATCCAAGATGGACCTATGCTGAATGTCTTGGAGTAATGGATGAAGGAGATGAGGTTCTTAATTCCTCAGTAGACTTTACTAAGCATGCTGTTGGTGATGAAGTAGATCATCTTCCTCAGAACGCTAATAACTCTTTTGTTAATGTAACTAAAGACTTCTGGCAGTCTGATGTAGAGGCAATGTATTTTGCTACTGATAATAAAGAGAATTATATCTGGAGTAATAGATCAATCGCAACTCCCAAATATATAGGATTACATTTGAATGAACTACCTGCTTCCGGAAACTTCAATCTTGATCTTGTTAATCTTTATAACATTCCGGATCCATCTGTCTTTGATATCTCAAATGCTTTCAATACAAGTTACACCAGGTATTCTTTGATCGGTGATGTTATTAACCTTGATTGGGATAATATAGACTTAGAAGGAGCTGATGCTGTCCTTGAGAATCATATCATAGGTGGTGGTGATTGTTTCCTCCAGAGAACATACTTTAAGATAAACGGCTGGTCCGGAACTTCTCTTTATGATGTTGGTTGGGAAAACCTTAATCCTGAGACTGAGATAGAAACAGACTTCCCAAAGAAGTTAGTAAGAGGTAATGAAGTTGAGAGGGTCAAATTTACTCATGGAGTGGTAGTTGGTGTCGTTACTGAGAATGTAATGAATACCGCTATGAGGTCTGATTATAAAGGACAGTCCTACTTCCCTAAAATTGGGTTCAGAGATCTTGCACAAAGAGCTTATTCAGAAGATAGAAAAGAGTCTTTCTCCCTGAATAAAGGATACAACAGAATGTTCTCTCCAAGACAAGTTCTTGGTTACGATCCTAAGTTTGTCATAGAAGATAAGATCAGAAGGAACAGACATAGGTTCTCTGATGAGAACGATTCTACTTCGCTTATTGACGGCTTTAGAAGTTTTAAGGAATATTCAATGCGAGACTTTACAACTGCTGACGGACAGATTATGAAGATAGCTGAAGTTAACGGTTTCCTTATCTCTGTTTGCGAGAAGGCTATTAACCTCCATTATGTTAATGAGAGGCAGGTCCATGTTGATCCTAACAGTCCAGATCTGGTACTTGGTCGTGGTGATATATTATCTTCTAAGATAAAGAAACTGACCGACTATGGTACTCAGCATCAATTAAGCGTTGTTAAAGGAAAGAACCTTTATGGGATAGACTTCATAAGAAGAAAAGCTTGGGTTATTAAATCTGCTTCTGCTGGAGGTTATTCTACTACTGCCGGTGCCGATCTATCAGGAGAACTCATGATGAGTAATTACTTTAAAGAGTTATTCACCGAATGGGAAGCTTTCAGTACCAGAGAGTATGTCTTCTCTGAAGGTCCTTTCCAAAAAGAGGGTATCCTTGGAGTATATGATCCTAAGAACGAAGAGGTATTATTCGTCTTTGTTCAAAGAAGAGAAGAAGATTTGTCTGATTTCACTGTATGGAACCCTACTGAACCATGAGTACTACTCCGCAAACAATAGATATAATACACACGATTGTACTACCGGTATTGACTGGTGTATCTTCTTATGCTGCTGGCACTTCTCTTGATGTAAGTGTCAGTATAGTTAACAAAACTGCTAGTGATAATTATGCAACCAGAGTCTTTTATTCCTTTTATTTCGGATATATGGAAAATGGTTATTTTGTCTTGGTAGAAACGGGGGATGAGTACGAGGCAGTGCAGGATCCAGCAACCGGAGCGGATCTTCAGTTGAATCCTGGTATATTATTTAATTTTACTTTTTCTCATACTCTTCCAGCTGATACTACTCCGGGTACAAATTATTGTTATAAGATTATTGTTGTTCCTGACAAGGCTATAATTGATCCAATGGTGTTAAGGCCATGTGTTGCATATACTGATATCTTTTCTGTAGCGCTCCTTAGTTCTGATTGTGCCTTATTGAAGCTTGTACTTGATACACCAACACCAGTAACCTGTCTTATTAATCATGGTAATGCTACTATATCCGCAACTGTACCTTATGGAACATCTATTGTAGCTCTGACTCCTACATTTATTATAAGTGCTGGTGCTACTGCTTACATAGGTGCTGTATTGCAAACCTCTGGTGTGACAACAAATGATTATACTGGTCCAGTGGTATATAAGATACTTGCTGAAGATAGAGTGATGAACAGAGAGTATACTCTTACCGTTACTATAGCTGGTAAGATATTTGGTGATAGAGCGGTACTTGGACTATACACACCCAATGGAGCTTATCCTGATGTCCTCAAGATAGGGCAAACGGCAAGGCTTAGTTGTTCGGTAGCTAACACTTCTTCTACTGTAGATTATGCAGGAACAGAAGGAGCTGTTATTTATATCTATTATCAGAATCCAGTAACCTTAATTTGGGTTATGCTTCCGGAAGCTACTATTCCAATAAATAAGTTGATACCCCATAGAGTCACTATTAAGGGCAGTTTAAAGACTTATTATGAAACCTGTGTTGGTAGTTGGAAAGTCAGAGATAACATCCCATATGGACAGTATGGTACTCTCACTATGCAAATGAAGTTATCTGGTGGATCAATGTCAACTCTTCCGTTTACGATAACTCTTATAAAAGAGCAACCTCTTATAGATACTTTAGCTTATTCAGAAAAGTTGAATCTGTTTCAGGGAGATAGAACATATAAATCATACCACTTCTTTAGGCTTGATAATACACTATACTCAGCAAGAGAGTTGGATGGAGATACAGGAGATACAGGAAAGTCTATCTTGAAATTCTATAAGCAGGATGTTACTAATGAACTGTTTCTCTACTCACACATAAAGAACGATGTCGTGAAGTGGGATCTGATATTCTATGTTAATAATCCGGTAGCTCAGGTTATCTTCCAGAGCATAGTCCTTGAATGTGGGGAGTACTCAGGAGAGAGGTTGGGTATTGATAGCATTGAATATAATACATCTAAGTATCATGTTCATCAAGATCCATTCTTTGATGATGCTATATATGAAGCCGCAGGAAAACTTAAAGGTATCAGTTATCAATGGGAGAATCCTTGGCAACCGGTATGGAAGAACGACAAATGGTATTTGAGTATTAAGAATGCTACTGATGATACAAAACTTATCACAAAGCAAAAACTCAAAGGGATGTGGATTAAAATTACACTTAATGGAACTGGTGGAGATATGATGTTTATCCGATCAGTTGTTACAAAAATTGCTCATCAATTTAATTAGAATGTTATGGCTATAATGCAACGAAGAGCGAGAGCTCATACACAACCAAGTAATGATCCGGAATATGGTAGGATAGCTTTAGATATGGTTTCTGGAGGTCTATATGATTCTCTTACTAAAGAACCTGTTGGTTACGGTGATGGTATAGGAGGAAAGATAGCAAAGACGGTCACCAACAATTCAGCAAAAGCTTATTCTGCTATTCCAGTAGCCGGTCCTTTCATTACAGGAGGTATAGAAGCTGGTAAGATGATAGGTAATACTGTCAAGGGAATAAGAGCTTCAGATGGTTCAGCTGAAGATATAGCTGGTTCTATTCTAGGAAATGCTGGAGGGGCTTCATCTATTATTAGTGGACTGTCTTCAGGTGTCAAGACAGATAAGTTTGATCGTGGAATAATGGTAGACTCACCTATCGGAGCAGCAAGATCAAGAACTTATGTTGATGAGAAGCAACCAGTACTCCTTGCTGAAGCTGGTATGAAAATAGATAATAAACAACCAGACTATGCAGGTATTCTTAAGTCTCAGTTTACTCAGCCATCTACCTCTATGGATTTTCATAAAGATGATACGAGGGTAACTAAAGGATTAGGGGTATCAGATAATTCAAGCATTATAGGTGGAGATGAAATACCACTGATACAAAGAAATCCATTCAAAGTTGGTGAAGGACCAATAAGTGATAGATTTGAAAGGAGTGCAATGGGAACAGCTAATACATCAGCAATCTTTAATGCTGGTAGTATGTTAGCTGAAATTGGGTATCTGGCAGCAATTGCAGGAGACAAGCATACTACTTCTCAAAGACCAGAGACTATCGATCCAGTAGATCCTAGAGTTCCAATGAATGCTATTAGAAGCGTTACCGGACTTAGGACAGACAAATATTTCAACTCAGCTCTAAGAGAGTCCAGGGAGTCAGGAAAGCCACTAGCTTTAGGTGATGTACTTGAGAACGAAAATGCTCTTAATGCTCAGACAGCACAATATCTTTCTTCGATATTAAATGATGCACAGAAGACCAATGTTGATGTTCAGGCTAAGAACGCTAGCATTCTAGCAAGTTTCAGAGATTCTATTGACATGATGAGGATGAGAAATCAATCAAGAAAGGATCAAATTCTAGGGGCTCTTGTATCAGCTCCCAACAAGTATGCTCAGACTACTTTGAATAACTACGCAAACACTTATAGTAAAATTGAAGAATCTCAAACTAGATAGCAATGGCAATAAGAGACGGACTATCAAACAGCGGTGTAGACCTAGTATTACCTAAACCAATAACCCTTAACTGGCCTTCAAGTGGTAGGCAAGGAACAAAAAGATCAGCCATGCAACAGCTGGAGGGTATAGGTTATGGAACTACACCTGAACAGGACTATGGTACAATAGAACAGAAGAGGTTCCTTTTAGATCAGGAGAATAAACTTATTGCTCAGGCAGGTAAGGGCCTTTATGAATACAATGACATGAGCTACTGGCTTGATACACCTACAGGGAAAAAATGGACAGAAGATTGGGAAGCCTTGAGATTAAACCAAAGTTGGATGATGAAAACATCTAAGGGTATCGGTACTCAAAGACAGATGGCAGAATCGCACCAAGTAACAGACCAGCTCGTTATTGATCCTAAAACTTATAAACCAGTACTTCGTGATAATAAACCTATTACTTATCAGGAAGTATATGATGAAACAGAAGCAAAAGGTGGAATAACAGCAGGAGGACAATATTTCTTACCCAAACTACCATCTCTTTATGATAAGAGGGGAATAGAGACAGAGATTGATAGACTAATTGATAGACCAGCCCAGGTTAATGAGAGAATGCAGAATATATTCCTAAACAATCAGAAACTTAGTCCTGAAGGTAATATTCCTAACACTATGATAGGTATGATGAAGTTTGAGACTATCTCCGGCCAGACGAACTTGGAAGGAAGGAAAGAAGTTATATCTGACGTCCTTAATGTAGACATAGACAATCTAGGTGTAGATAAGAACAACCATGTCTATTTCAAGGGTGGTGATATTGATCTTAACAAGACAAGGTTTACTCAGGACATGATTATGAATCTTGCTAATGAGTTCTTTCATGAGAAGATGGCAGGTGGAGAATCAGGAGAAGGAGGGTTTAAGACTTCAGATAAAGAGTTTCAGAAGTATGTAGCTGATTATGCTATTGATCAAATAAATTCAAAAGCTATAGAAGAAGATACTCAGGTTGATTATAATTTCAAAGCGTTTGATGATCCTAATGCTGGATTCGATACTGAACAGAAGGCTCTAAAAATGACATATGGTGAGTTTGCATCAAATCCCTATTTGGTAGAAGCTAATGCAAGACTTATGGATGGTGTACCAATCTATTCTATGAGGTATATGGAGGGTGATAAGCAAGGAGAACTAAGTAACGATCCAGAGGAATCCGGATATGTAAATCCTATTGGTTGGAAAATCCCAATGAACGTTTTACATGATAATCCAATACTAGACAGAACAGCTTATGGTATGAGCATTAAGGGAAGATCGTGGAAAGCAGAAGATGTGAAACCAAGAAACTTTGGTTCATATATGATTGATCTTCTTACTGGTAATGCAATGCTCACTGATAAGAGTGATGGTATTGTATATTCAGCTGGTGATCTTTATTCATTACCTCAACTAGTACCAACTGAAACTGGTAGTTCTGCAATATCATTAGGTGAGAGAGATGGTAAACAACAGTTAGCTCTACAATCATATCAGGAAGTTGAAGTCTATTTTAACGCTGATACTGATAGGGCTTTTCAGTCAATGAAATATCTAACAAGCAAGACTGCTAAAACGAGTAGTGAAGATGTTACTGCTGCAAACAAAATTGCACTAAAACTATTATATAAAAAGAATAGTAACAATATCAAAGACAACCAAAGAAAGATTCAACGGTTTACGAAAGACTTAAAGGGCTTTTCTTATCAAGAGACTGATGTGTTGTATGACTTTTTTAAGAAATTAGCAGATGACCCTGAATCAGAATATATTTTTACAGATAAGAAGAACAAGGCCGAGTTACTTCATAACCTGACTGTTCTTGAACGAGATTATTATGCAAAGAGACAGAAAGAACTTGAAGGTTCTAGTGAATCATTCTTAGATGGTTTTAATGTTTACAAAGATATAAAGGACAAGTATTTTCCAAGTCCACAATTCTTTGGAGAACATAACATTGCTTATGTTAAACAAAAGCCTATTAGTTTAAAAAAGTTTCTCAAGTCAGATGAAGCCGAGTTACAGGGGTTCTATAAAGTTGAAAATCCTGATCCCGATATAGCATATAATTTGAAGGCTAATCCTAAAGATGGCAATATCTATCGTAAGAAAATGCTTATGCCAATTTCAAGAGGACTGTCTAGTTTGATAGGAGATCCTAATCAGAACCTTGGGAACGAGACACAGGGTGTACAGGATGTTCTGAGAGAATATGATAGAGAAGGTGCTGTAAATACAATAAAAGAAGATCCATACAAATAGATCTGTTAAACAATAAATAGAATTGCAATGGAAATTGTTGATCCCCAAAAAAACCAAGATAGACTTGGTACTGAACCTTTGGATGTAGATGTTTTTGAGAATGTGTTTATTAAGAACATGACACCTGAGTATTTAGCATCAAATATCAAACGAGGTGATAATATAATTCTTAATTCTCCTGAATACTATGTTAATAAACTTGGTATAGGTGAAGACGAGGAAGCATTAAATAAATTCAATAGCAGTTATGGTCTAGCTAAGGAGTTGGCTACTGATTGGATATCAAGGAAAGAGATATTTCCGGATAAGATTCAAACTTCTACTCCGATAAATCCTACAAGAGCAAGGATAGGTAACTTCGAAAGAACTGTCACAAGTGATGTCCTCAATAGTGTTCAGCATATGGAAAATGAGTATGGTAGGAAAATTTCACCATTCTCAGAGCAACAAAGAGCTACATTGAATAATTTCTATGTTGAGGAAGTGGATGGTGAACTGGTTCGTAAGGATGAAGCTGTCCTTGGGTCAACACGAAGAGATAACAACATGGTTCTTGATTATGATTGGGATGGGAAGTTTGGTGAACCAGGTAATCCTATTTGGAAGAAAGTTCCTTGGGGTCAGGAAACATATGGTCAGGCAAATGCTAATGTTTGGGGAGATCCTAAGAAGTCAGGTACAACACTTATGGATGGTATCTTTGGTTTTGCTTCTGCAGCAGTTCCAAAAACGATACTTGAAGGTGTTAATACTGCTAAGTTCCTTTATGATTTTGCAAGACAAGGAAAGTTTGATCCTGAGAATGCGACTGATAAGATGTTGAACCATACTATCAATCAGCTTGAATCATACACGTATGATCAGTCTGAAGAGTCAGAGGGGCAAGGACCATTACAATCATGGAGTGGATTCTATACTGGTGCTATGGATATGGCAGGTCAGTTACTTCCTCAATTACTATTTACGGCAGGACTTAGTAAAGCTGTTATGGGTGGAGTCCGGAAGATGGCACAGAAGAAAGGTCTTCTTACTACTTCAAAAATAATGGCTGAAGAAGCATTAGAGAAAGCTGGTGGTAAGGTTATGCCTAAAGCATTCTCTGGTATTGCACAAGCACGTAAGAGAGCCCTATCTCAGATTAATAGAGGCGTTACAGGTTTTGGTACAATGCAAGCGGTTGGCGACTTCTATAGTGGGGCCCGGGAAGCTGGTCTTAATAGACAGGATGCGGCTAGTATGGCTATGCTGGCTTTACCTGCTGTTTACATGACTAATAGATTACTTACTACTCCTTATCTGACAAGAAGTTTTGTTGCTGATACAGGAGCAGACTTAATGGAAAGTGCTGCTGAAGTAATAACTAAGAGTGTGGTTAAGAGTGCTATTCCTAAGGGAGATGTTGGACAGACTAAATTAGTTAAACAGATCTTTAAGAACTTCTTTGGTAAGAAAGCCGTCAAGGACAAGATTAAATATTTACAGAATACAGTTGCCCAGGGTAAGTTACCTATGGATGCAGTAAAAGGTCTTAGTGGTGCCATAAGAGAAGGTTCTCAGGAAACACTTGAAGAGATGTGGTATGTAACCCAGGAGATGATCCACGATAAGATAAGGAAAGATAACGGGTCCTCAACAAATCCTAATGATCCAAATTTTAAAGGTTACTTCGACACCAAGTTAGACTGGCCTACAATAAGAGATAGGTTCCTTGGTAGTTTTGTCCTTGGTGCAATAGCAGGGGGAGCTGTAGATGCTATGGCTGGTGGACATACACAAAGTACATTAGTTGATAAGATTAATAAACTTGTAGTTAGTGATGGTGCCAAGGGAATAGATAGTGCTATTGCACAGGGAATGGCTGGTTATAAGACTGGTGGATTCGGTTCTAAAACCTTTACACCTGACGGTAGGATAATCCATAACGATACACAGAAGCCAAGTGCTCAATTCACTCCTGATCAGCTAATGGATAAGCTTACTAAGGAAGAGAAGAAAGTTGTTAGTGAGATTAAAGATCCTCAAGCACAGGAACAGGCTGTTATCGATATCAATACTCAGAAAGGAGCTATCTCACAACCAGTAGTTATCCCTGAAGGGGAAACAATACCTGGTCTTGAAGGAAAGGCCGAACTCTATTCAGAGAACGATATCAACTATTACAATTACGTTAAGCAAGTACAGGCTCAAGCAGAACTGATAAAAGAGTCTGGCATAGATGATGCTCAGATGCTCAAAGAGATTGCTGACGACAATACAAAGGAATATGGGATCCAACAGTTTTCCAATGCAGTAGAGACCGCTGCCGCGATGAAAGCTACAAGAGCTAAGATCGAAGAGACTAAGCCAATAGAAACCGATAGTCCTGAAGTTACTGCTAAGAAGAATTCTGAAGTAGCAACCTTTGAGGAAACAATGGTAGGTCTACAAAATAACTGGAACAATGCAGTTGTCCCGGAAGAAGGATCTAAGTTCAGTAAGAACATCAATGATTTTGTTAAGAGCACACAGGCTTCTATGGTTTATGCAAAGGAACAAACTCTTAATCATTTCAGAGATAATCCTGAATCAGAAGAGAACTTCGATAAACTGTATGCAAAGAACAGGCTTAAGTATATCATAGAGCGTGCTGATGACCTTTACTTCCAAGATATAAGGAAGATATTCAATAAATATTTAACTGATGTCAATAAGGCTACAGCAGCTAAACAAGAGGTTAGTGAGAAAGCTATCCCCAATACTTTGAAATTTCTTGAGACTTATGATCCTACCAAGAACAAAGATCTATCTAAACTTCTCAAGACAGAGAAAGGGCAGTTGGGCTTGATAAAGGATCTCAATGAGCTTGTAGCTAATCCTACTTTCGCTAACATCAAGACTGAAGGTGGAGAAGATATTGATGTTGTCCAGGAAGTAGATGAACGTATAGCAGATGTTCAGAAGATCTTTGAAGATAATATGAACGAAGAGTTACCTGGTGCAGCAGAAGCTTTCCGTCAGTACAACAGGTACAATGAGAGTGAAAAGATGAATGTCTTTGAACCAATACCAGATTTTACTGATGAGATTGATAATGCTGGTGAGCCAACGGAAGAAAGAGTAGCAACTATTGAAAATCTTAATGATGAACAACAACAGAAGATTGAAAAGGTTGTTGGTCCTCAGCAAGAAAATGAATCAGATGAGGATTATGCTGATAGAATAAATGTTCTAATTAGTGAAGATCCAAAAAAGCAGAAACAAGTAACAAAGATTCAGGAAACGTATGATAAGAAACTAACAAAAATACAAGAGAAGGCTCCTACTACTCAAGATCTATATGAGAACCTTGGAGAAGAAGAGAAACTTAAGGCTGATTCCTATAAACAACCTAAAAGGAAGAACGACTATATCAAGCAGGTTAATAGGATGTACAAGATCCTTGATGAGATAGTTCCTGATGAAGCAGCTTACCAGAATAATATACTTACAGGAGAGACTATTCCAGCTCTAGTACGACAGGCTAAAGAAAACTCAAATACTTTTAATAAAAGCAATATACCTGAAGTTCCAAATATAGCAGGTAAACCTATTGAAAGTTTTGATGATCTTAACCAGGCAGGAGAAGAAGATCAGTTAGAGAAAGAGGCTTTCATGTGGAATGCCTTTACCTATTCTAACAGACAAGCTCTCCAGAGGGTACAGGATATTCTTGATCGTCCAGATGGTGCTGACAACTTAGCTGTAGCTCCTAACATAGAGGAGTATGTTAATAGACTTGCTGGTGAGACTAAATCATGGACAAAGGTTGCTGCTTATGCAAACAAAGTTCTTGAGAACTATCTCCGGAAGAATCCAGATGAGAATGTCAGGGGCCACCTAAACAATAATGATGTTCCTATTTCTGATGGTCTGTATAATGGTTATGCTGATAATAGAGAAGACGGTGGAAAAGGAAGAAGATCTTTATCAGATGAGTTACAATATTTATCTGATTGGGCTAATAGAGTTAAATCTCAGGTACAGGAAGCAAGGAGGGCGAAGAACTCTCAGATAACAGAGAATTCTATTATTGTAGCTGCTGTTGCCAGAAAAGGTTATGAACTTATATTTGAAGCTGCCGGTTTAACGGAAACTGGAGGTAACCAGATCAAGCAGATGTTGCAGGATCTATCAGATCTTAAACCTGAAGATATTGGGAAAGATATCTATGAGAGTGCTGAGAATAACGAGAAGATACTCAAGTCTAAAAAGGCTTTGTTTGCTATCAATAAGTTTATGTTTGAGAATAGCGAGGCTTTCACTGATGAGGTAAAAGCTAAACTGTTTGTTCCTTATGTAGAGATCGAGGGTAGAACATATGTAAATGAGATAGATAACGAACTGTCTTCTTCTGATTCCGCTAACACTTTGAAAGAAGCACTTACAGGTAAGGGTAAGATAGCTAAGGCTTATCTTCATGTGATGATGGTTAATCTTCTTGAGATGTCAAGTGTAAACATTAAGGAAACTGAACTAGCACGAAGTCAGATTTATACTAATGAGAATAATGGTTCTGTCCTTCCCGAGACTCTGGAACAGATGCTTTCGGTTAATCAGCTATCAACTTTCCTTGATAACGGGAAGACAATATTTGTTGACAGTATAGTTAAACTTGAGCTGGAGGCTCTTGAAAAGAAACTATATAATGATTTCATCAATGCTGGTCTTGGAGAAGAAAGTGCTTTAGCTCAGTCAAAAGAACAGATTGCTCGTTATAAGAGAAATTATTCTAATGAGACTATATCTGTTAGAGGTGATTTAGATGCAGGTAAAACAACTGTAGTTCTCAAGATGGGGTTTTGGACTCATCTTATTAAGAATGGTGAAGGTACTGAGAAGACTGTAGCTGTTGTTACGCATACTCCTGAACTAGCCACAACATTAATGGCTACTCTGGGCCCACTAAAATCTGTAGGGCTTAAAGTTGTTCCAATGACTACTGGTGATGTGCTTCAAGCTAAGGCTGAGAACCTGACCGGTAAATTTGATTTTATCGTATGGGATGAGGCAGGAGCTTTGGTAGAACAAGATATTGCTGACCTGTATGCAAATACAAAAGGCGTTCCTAAAGTATTGATTGGTGATATTAGTCAGCTGGTTCCATTAGAACGAGCAGATTCTACTTCAGCACTTCGCTCTGTAGGGTTTAAGACAACTCCAATTACTATTCAGCACTCCACTAACAATTATGCTATTAAGCAACTTATTGATATGGCTAAAGATCATATCTATAATCTACTTCAGGATCCTAATCTAACTATTCAGACAGATGAATATCCTATGGCTTATCATCAGGAGATACCTGTTCAACCAGGATCAAATGATATCATGCTTGATGGATTAGAATATTATGCTACTCCGGAAGATGTTATAAATGCTTTCCTTACTAAGAAAGGTATTAGAGATAAGGGTGAGAGAGCGATAGTCTTTCTTAATGAGATTCAGGTTAAGAAGTATGCTACTGCTTTTCCCGAACTACTGAATAAACAAGGTCAGATTTTTATGGCTGATCCTGATATCAGAGGTGGGGTAAGACCGCTTACAGGAAAGTCTAATGGACATGATTTAACTCTCACTTTTGGAAGTGTTCAGGGACTAAGAAGGAAAGAAGTCTTTGTCCCTTGGAAAGACAGCACCATAAGATCAGCAGAAGGTATCAATCAGAATAATCCTTCATTACCAGGCAGAGCTCTTTATACAGTCTATGGAAGGACTGGAGGTTTTCTTGGAGTTATGGGTCCTGTGTCTCAGAATACAACAGATCAGATGCAAGGCAATTGGATTGAGCCTACAAAAAGATCCAGAGGTAAAGCAGGTCTATCTGAAATCTATGCTCTTCAACAAAAGTATTTAAGAGAAGTCCTTGGGGCTACAGATGCAACTATCACTTCAGAAAGTAAAGGACCAGTAATTGATGAGCCAGCACCTAAGACTGATGGAACGATACGGTCTATTGATAAATCTAAAGTATTCGTCAAGACTGGAGGTAAAGGTAATATTGGTGTTCAGTTCTATATCAAGCCTGATGCTGATGGTAAAGCTGAAGTCTATAGAGGTAATATCGTAGCTTATAAGTTTGATCAAGATACAGGTGAGCCATTTGATCCGGAACAGAAGTTCTACATGAGAGCTCACAATGCTAAGTTGCTAAGTGATACAGGGGCCACACCAACATCTCAGAGCAGTCAGAATGCGACAAAGCCTTCTATGATTGCCAGAGATAGTACTGGTGCTGATATAGCTCTTAATGAGAATATGGCTTACCAGATAGGAGATGAGGTTGTCTATCTCAAAGAATTGGGTTATGAAAATGGTGAACCGGTAGCTACGTTCTATGGGATGTCAGGAGAAGAGTTTTCTCTTCCTCAAGATCAGATATTACTTAACGGACCAGTAGATAGCATTCACCAGAGAGATCCGGCTTATAACAATCAAACATCTATTATGTCTCGCCTCTATGGTGAAGGTAAGATGCCTTTGTTTGGATCAACCTTTGGTACTGTCATACCTGCTGGACACAACTTTAAGAGTATTGCTGATGTAGAGAAAGAGATGGATTCTATTAAGAGGATCATTCTATCTACTGTACTAAGGTTTAATGTTCCGTTACAGTTAGAATATAACAATGGCGCCATGTACGTCAAAGTAATGGATACCGACATAGCAAAGAATAAATTAAAGACTAGCCTTGATGTAGGTTACAATAGGGATAATTTACCTGTTGGTACTGCAAGGGCCCTGAATAAAGCTATCAAGGGAGAATATGGTGAAACCCTCTATTACTTAGCTACTCTGACTACTGATGAGACAAAAGAATTCGATCCTAATGCTTTAGATAATATCAAGCGTTTGATGGACTATGGTAAACTTATGTCCAGTCGTAGTAGTAACGGTATCCATGTCTTTAAAGCTATTGGAGATGTAGGTAATCCTGCAAGTATAGGTATCCATCGTGCAATGACTGGTGTTCTACAGAAATCTGATAATCAACAGCCACTATCAGCATGGGAGAAAACCTTAACTGATATGGGTTATGTAGTCGAAGAGAATGTCAAGCAAGAGATAAAGGAAGGTCTTCAACCTAATGGTGATCCTCAAGTTGGATTGGTTAAGTACTTCAATATAGGAGGACAGGAAGGACATTTCTATCTAAGTGCAAAGAAGATGGAAGAAGCTGATACTGCTCAACTGTTAAAAGCTCTTGGTCAGGACTCAGATAAAATACAGGCTGCAACTGCCGGTGAGATGAATACAGTTATATCTCAGACCTACCTGGTCCATATGTTAAAGAACAATAACTCTGTTATAAAGAAAAGTCCAGAGCTAAAAACATTGCTTGATAGTTTTGGGGTTACATGGCCCGAGAGAAGACTTACTGGATTAACAATAGATTTTGGTTCTAATGTAGATGAAGAGAAAAAGAACTTCACTGCACTAACAAGACATATTACTAAGAATTGGATTAACAACCCGGGAGAGGTAAAAGCTATCAAGGATCTATATCAACCAATAAAGAAAGATAAGGAGTTGATGTATTTCGATCCTAGAGTTCCTTCTGAGCTGGTAGTAAATTATGATGGTATTAGATTTCCGTCTGTCTTCTTTGATATCCAGAGTGTCCTTACTGAAGACACACCACAATCAAACGATAATACTGATCAATCAGATGTTGATGGTATGTGGGATGATGCTTTTATGGTGTCTAATGCCAATGAGCCATTTGATCCATTAGCTGAAAGAGAAGCTGTCAGGTGGATGAATAAGATTATTGATACCAGTCAGCTTGATCTACACTTTCCTGGCATGCAAGATCCCAATGCAGGTAAGAATGTTATTTATGGTATGGTTCGTCATCGTGATAATCAATCACACACTCAACTTCGTTCCTTCAATGGTAATGTAGATAAAAGATCAATCAGACATGAGACTGTTCACAATGTTTGGAGATATGTTATAAGTCCTAAAGCAAGAGACCTTTTAGCTAAGGAGATAAGAATTCTGGCTAACAATCCTACTATGACAGAACCACAAGCTGAAGAGTATCTGTCAAGGAAATATCATAACAGTTCTACAGCAGAACCGAAAGGTAGAGATCCTTGGTTCACTAAATCAGGGCTAATACAACGGTTTAAGCAGTTCCTTGATCGTTTTAGGATCAATATGGATAAGTACCGGCCTACAATAGATAAGTTCTTAAATGATATAGAAACGGGCTTATTTACAAAAACATCAATGAACTTCAATCCTGATATCGATTGGGCTGTTTATAACAGAGATGCTTATATGTATTCTGATCCTTCAGAAGAGGGAGAGGGAGAACCTATTGATCTCGATAAGGAAGCAGATCTAGAGAACCAAGCTTTAAAGAAAAGCCAACAACTAATGCCTATCTATGACACTCTTATTGATTCCTTTGGTGACTCAGCTAATATAGAGGTTGTAACTAAACTTGTATTCAATAGGATTAAATCAAAGACCAGGTACAACAATAACAGAGCAAGACAATCAAATTTTATCCCACTAAGTATAAGTGATGCTGTTGATCAGTTAAGAAAAGAATATGATGTATCAGCAGAGAAAGCTTATCAGGGAAATCGTGCTTATGAGATTACCGGACTAGGTAACACACCAGTTAACAAGATATCTCTTATCCAAGCTCAGATAGAGAAGAGGCTTATTCAGGATAGAAAGGAAACAGTTCCAAAAGGACTAATCTCGGATGTTCTTAATAAAGAGCTCTCTAAGTTCGATACATACAATACTGTTATCAGTCACATCTTCCCTACTTATGATTTTGCTGGTGATCGTTCCACAAAGATGACTGAGGATATGTACACCGACAGAGAGAAACTTAATCTTGAGTTCTATGTAAGTAACTTCTTTAAGCAACTGGTAACCTCAACTCCTTTAAGGACAGCTTTAGTTGGCACAAACAAGCTAAAAGCTGTCAGTTATGATAAGGACGGCAACCCAAGGCATACCCATTTCCTTAATGATGTTCCTATCTATAACTACCTAGCCAATGCCGGAGAGATAGCTCTAAAGACTCTTAGTAATCAAAGAAAAGGAGCAGTAGTAAAAGTATCTCCAAGGGAAGCTATCAAGGATGCTTTATATGCAGAAGCCAATCTTATCACAGACAACAACGATAAACGTAACTCTATTCTCAGTTTTATTCACACATGGATAGAGGATCTGGAAGGTAAAGGAAATTCTTATTTCGAATTAGCAGAAGAATGGAAAGCTAAAGGATTCCCTAAAGAGGATTCAGAATACGCAGATGTTGGTTTCCTTACTAATGCTTTGACTAACCTGGTTCTTAACTACGATAAGGTAAGTCAGACAGATCTTAAAGTGATCAGGGTATATAAAGATAATGTGGAGCATATAATCCATATTCCTTTAGACCGGTCAACAAATGTTTATAGCCAGTTCAAGGATGATATCATTAAGAAAGTAAAGAAAGAATTTATCTCTCTTGAGGAAAGTCCTGTTAATGCTTACAAGATTAAGCAGGTGATGAACGACTCTCCTAAAAAGGCTAAGACTTGGGAGGTAGCAAAAGATGGGATCCGGTTTGTTAAGAACGGTCAGAACATAAAAGTTATTGATGCTAGAGTTCAAGGGAATAAAATGGTATATACTTTCTCTAGGGATTTCGCTAGTCAGGATAAGAAATGGTTAGATGGAATGACTCAGGAGTTCATGAGGTATATGGGTCTTAACCATATCAACAACAATGTATTTGACTTTCTTGTTAATCCGCCTGTCTCAGAAACTTTCTTTAAGTATTTGAAGAATAGGGCACCGATGAAGTTTGATAAGAAGACTTTTGCAGATCAATACTTCCCAACGTTCCTATACAATTATCTTGCAGGGATAAAGATTCATGGTGAGATAAATGAGATTCATGATAGCCGTATAGCGGAACTGTCAGAGCTTGATTATACTGGTCTCACTGAGGAACAACTTACAGCAGAGTCTGTATCAGCAAGGAAAGCAGCAATCCAAACTACTAAGGATAATTCCTACCTCTATGGTCGTGTGATGAACTATATGAAAGAAACGGGTCAGATAACAACCATGAAGGTTCCTTCTGAGGATATCGATGTAGATGAAGAGATTGTCGATGGATCGATTAATGAAGGGTTACCGTTTCCTACTGACTTCTATCAGTTCTTTGAGACTGTTGGTTTAGTACAGGCATATTACCAGAGAGAAGAGTCAACAAAATCTATTACTGATCTAGCTAACAATAACAGGTATGTTCATAAGGTTGGATCTGAAGGATCAAAACTATTCCAACAAGGTAGTGCTTGGTTTGAACAGTCTTTTCAGGATCTCATTACTAATAATGAAGGTGACTATGATTCAGAGATACTTTCTAATTCTCATGTAGCGAGACTTAACAACGGAGAGATAGAATATCTTAATCCTCTTATTGAGCCTAGTAATGGGTTCCGGATATTAGATATTAGAAATCTACAGTCTATGAAATTCCATAAGGCTGTTACTGATCTTTCTACTCCTGACCTAACCTCAGCAATGATAGCTTACTTCTTTAATGGAGCTAAGAAAGGAAGTGAAGAACTTGTAGTCCCAATGACCAACAGAGGGGCCTCAAGACATATCAACATGGCTAAGTTCAAGTTAGCTGATGGAGAGAGATTATTTCCTAATAAGCCAAAGATTGTTGATGGAGTACTAACTAACCCTGACTATGACAATAAGGTTGTCAATAAGTATATTGGTAAGAAGTTCGAGCAGACAGCACATAAATTCAAGATAGCCAGAAAGAAGCTTATCAATGCTCTTAATGGTACTGAGTTTGAATCATACTTTACTGGTATAAGTAAGCTGACCGATCCAGCTAAGATATCTAAGAATCTAATGGAGGGTGCAGCAGCTATCAAAGCTGAAGGACCTGAGAAGCATCTTGCTTTTGTAGACCACATGAAACTTACACTTCCGGAGACAACAGTATTTGATTTCGATGGAGATAATATAATTGCTGGTAACGACATTCGTTTTGATGATCCTATATACAATCAGAAGAACTATAA